GAATAAGGAGCTTAACACCAAATCTGCCAGGGGTGGAGCGAGAGAGGGAGATGTACTGTCCCGGGCGGAAGGCGTTGAGGAGTAATCAGGAGGAATGATGGTTACGGAAAAAGAACAGGAAAACGCCCCGGAGGCGGGAGTCGACAGGAATGAGGTCGATAGTCCCGGACAGGAAGAGGAAACGCTGAAACGCGAGCTTGAGTCCCGCGAGGCCGCCATTATCAGACTGGAGCAGGCGCTGGCGGCTAAAGACAGTGAAATAGCCGACCTGAATCAATCGCTGGACGAGGCAAAAAAGGAATCGATTGAAACCGCGAAGCAGCTGGCACAGGCGGTCGCCGCTTACAAGGAACTCGTGATGGAGGCGAACCCCGGCGTCATGGATAAGCTGATAAACGGGGAGACAATCGAGGAAGTCAACGAATCGATGAAGAATGCCCGGGCACTCATAGAAAGAGTCAGGCAGGAAATGGAGGCGGAAGCGGCCAGGACAAGAGTGCCGGCCGGCGCTCCGCAGAGAATGCCCGTAGACCTGTCAACGCTCTCGGCGCGGGAGAAAATTCAGTACGCGATAGGGGGTTCTCCTTCCTGACGCGAATTAGCGGATTGCTTCGCGGAGTTTATCCTGAGCGCAGCGTGAGGGCTCGCAATGATGGATGAGCTTACCCTTCGACAGGCTCAAGGTGAGCGGAGTAAAAGAAGAAGAAATAAAAAGGAATATCAAAAGTACAGGAGGAAAATAAATAATGGCACTTACTATAGAAGAGGCAGCCAAGCTGTCCAACGATATGCTGATGCAGGGGGTGGTGGAGACAATCGTCAAAGACTCGCCGGTTCTCCAGAGACTGCCCTTTGTAGAAATCGTGGGGAACGGGCTGACCTATAACCAGGAAAAGACACTACCGAACATCGACTTTTACGATGTCGGCGATACCTGGGCGGAATCGACGCCGACCTTCGAGCAGATAACGGCCAACCTTAAAATTATGGGCGGGGACGCCGACGTGGATAACTTCCTTAAGTCGACACGCAGCAACGTCCAGGACCTGGAGGCGGCGGTCATCGAGCTGAAGGCCAAGGCGCTGCGGGACAAGTTCGAGGAAATATTTATCTACGGGGATTCCGGAACAGACGCCAAGCAGTTCGACGGACTCCGGACACTTATCGACACCGAGAGCGCCGGCGACCAGGTAATCGCCATGAGCGCTACCGGCGCCACGCTGACGCTGAATAAGCTCGACGAGCTTATCGACACCATCAAGGGCGGCAAGCCGGACATGCTCCTGATGAGCCGCCGCTCTCGGCGCAAGATTAACGCCCTGGTCAGGGCGGCCGGCGGGGTTATGGCGGAAACAGACCGCGACAAGTGGGGCAACTTCGTGCAGCTCTGGGACGGCGTGCCCATCGGCACGAACGACTGGATTCTGGATACACATGTCGTCGTCGGCGGCGTGGAGACGGCCACCACCGGAGGCACCTGCTCCACGATATACGCCGTGCAGTTCGGGGAGGGCGCCCTCTGCGGACTGACCAGTCCGGGGCACCTGCAGGCCGAGCCGGTAGGGCCGCTGGAGAATAAGGACGCCTCGCGGACCAGGGTCAAGTGGTATGTATCGCTGGCGCTGTTCTCGTCCATCAAGGCGGCGGCATTAATCGGCGTCAAGGAATAAGAACTTTACATAAAGATAATACAGGGGGAGGGAACTCCCTCCCCCTCAAGGGAGGATAAGCTATGGTAACGGCAGTAATAGAGCATATGGAACACCCCTTTGCCAGGGGTAATCTGACCTCGGACGGAGTACAGTGGAGCGACGAGCACACAACGTCCGGCGATGACTATGAGGAAGTCGAGAGCGTGGCGATTTCGCCGCCGGCCCTGGGTGAGGTGCTGGAGTATGAGTTCGGGCTGACCTGCGCGGTCAAGTCCGGCGGCGCCAGCGAGTCCGTCCTTTTCAAGTGGCAGGCGCGCAACCAGGGCGGCACATGGGTTGACCTGCATGAAGGGGTGACTTACGCGGCTAACGCTTCTACGTACAAGGAATATACCTACAGCGGGCAATTCAGTCCGGTAGAGAACTTCGATTCGATACCTTTCGACGTGCGGCTGGTAATAAAGTCGGGGGGCGCCGGTGGTGAGAACGCCGACGGTAAGACCAAGAGCTCAAGCTATGTTAAGGTAATCTATTCTGCTTCGTGAGGTGTGCTATGAATTTTGTCTTTGACGCCAGCGTGGTGCTGTATTTGCCACTGCATGAATTGGATGGCAGTTCTTTCATGTCCGGGGATGCTTACGGGCACCTGTGCACGGCTAACGGCGCTTTGTGGAGGCCCGACGGGTATTACTTCGACGGTGTATCCGACTATATTGATTGCGGTAACCAGCCGAGCATCAGGGCAAATATTGTCAACGGTACGGTGGAGTGCTGGGCCAGGACGCCCGCTTCAGCGGTGTGGATGGGCCTGATAGGTACTGCCAGAAGTGATGGAACTCATGGCTACAGGATGGGCATATCCAACGGCGGATATCTATCCGGCCTGATAGGAGATAACACCTCTTACAATAACCTGGTATCGACGAATACCGTGCTCGATGATGACGCCTGGCGGCACCTGGCTTTTAACTTCGATGCGAATTACCTGAAGTTATTTGTCGACGGTAATGAAGATTGCGCGGCAATAGCCAGGACAAAGACTATAACCTGCGATAAAAATTTCAGGATAGGGGCCTGGGCCGACCTCGTCAGCTACTATACCGGCACTATCGGCGAGGTCAGGGTCTATAACCGCGCTTTAACCCCGCAGGAAATCCAGCACAATTACCAGGCAACTAAATGGAGGTATCAATGAATCTAACCGATATGAGAGGCATAGTTCGCCGCGACCTGCACGACGAGGACAGCAATAACTACCGCTGGACGGACGACGAGATAAACCGGCACATCGCTCACGCCGTTAAGGATTTTTCCGAATACGTGCCCTACGAGCAGAAGGCGACCAAAGCCACGACAGCGGGCTCAAGGGAGCTGGATATCGCCAGCATCACGGACAGGGTTATGGTGGAGGCCGTGGAGTACCCGGTGGACAAGTACCCCAGGAGATACCAGCCGTTTTCACTATGGGGAGACGCGCTGACTGTCCTGGGGGACGAGGTGCCGGACGGCTCCAACGCCTATATATACTACGGCAAGCTCCATACCCTGGATGGAGAAGGTTCTACTGTCCCCGCGCAGCATGAAGACCTGATAGCCGCCGGGGCCGGCGGCTACGCCGCGGTAGAGTGGGCGGTCTACGCCGTTAACCGCGTTAATATCGGCGGGACGGCAGCGCCCGGGGAATTTCTCGATTGGGGCAACCGGAAGGTAAGGTATTTCCGGCAGGAGATAAGAAGGCTGGGACGCAGGAACCGGGTGAGGGCGAGCACGCTTTACCGTCCGTATTATCCTGCCGTCTCTAAATCTACCGATTACGGCCCGTAGTGAAAGGAGAACAATGCGCGAACTAACATCGACGCTGCTGGCCGCACAGAAACAGGAATCGGGGGTCCCGCACGTAAGGGTCGAGGTTTTCAACAAGATTGCCGGAGTGGTCAGGCAGGACTGGGACAGGCTTTACAACGGCTCCGAGGACGAATGCCACCATGCCGTGACCATGCCCGGCGACGGCTCTCTCATCAGGGCGAGGATAACGCCGCCCGCCGATTCCCGCAAGCTGTACCGCCAGAGGGTGGCCGGCCCGGGCCCGGAGAGCGACTTTAGCCAGTGGGTCTACACCGGCCAGTATAATGCCCTCGTAACGGCGGCGGCTTCACTGGGGGCGGAGGTCTCTATATTCTGGGTAAAGACCAACCGGGAGATAAGGCGCATTAAGAGCACGGATTACGGCGTTAGCTGGAGCAGCCCGGAGCTAATCGATTACACGCCGACTACGGCTGTCTACGGGCTGGCGGCGGCGTATAAGCCTGACGGCGACCTGGCTTTGTTCTTTGCCGACCAGTCGACGCTGTACGTTAAGAAGAATA